TGTTCAATAGCTTCAATAGCGAAGTTAGTATGACGACGATATACAACCTTGAAGAAGGTAATTTGAGGATTACCAGTTAAATAAACATCCTGTGCTCCATAAGCTACTAATTGAAGAAGACCACCACCCATTTACGCTATATTCTTTATACTATTAGAGGAGAAAAAAATATCAATTAAATGTATGTATTAATATATTTATTATATAAAAATTAATATTAATTATTCTATTATAAAGATGTTCAAAGAAAAATCATCAAAAAAAAAATATATTTCTGACAATAATGAGGTTTTTACATTAGATGCGATGCATAACAATATTATAAAGAAGTTTGAGGTTACAAACAAGGACAAAGAAAACTACAAGATATTGTTGTGTGATTTAGAAAATCAGTCAAACCTTATTATGGAAAATATAGAGACATTTAAGAGTATTAACGACAAGGAATATATAAATAATCTATGGACAAGCAATATTATTATAAGAGAGAAAATAATTGAACTCAAGAATAATATAAAAGAGTTGGATTCGTATAACGAAGTTGAATATTATAAAAACACAAGCTATATATTATTTCAATATTATGATACAGTTGAAAAGCAGTCTCATATAAGTAATACGCACGCTTCAATATCTAATGGCGTATGCATTTCTTCAAGCGAACTGCTTAGCAGACAGCCTAAGATATACAAAAATGATTCTAAAAAGAAGCGCTCTTCTGTTTCGGCTACAACAATAAATGTATTAGATGCTCTTAACAATTTAAATATAGAAAACAATTTAATTAGCGATAATAAGCAAAGTAAAAATAGTGATATACATAATACAAGTAATAATCTTGATAATAGTAATGCTAATTCTTCTATACAAACATATACCAATTATTCTAATCATAATGCGAATGCAGCTAATGCAGCGAACCCATATAGTTATAGTAATAATAGCACGAATGCATATGAATATTCAAACAGTGCGAAGGATAATATAATTGATAAGAGTTCTCTTGTTGATAAATATATGTCTATCATAAATAAAAAGTATGTTAGAAATGTTGAAGAGGAAGACATAGAGATATGTAAAAATTGCAAAAATCCAATGACTTGCTTACAGCACGATGCTATAATTATTTGTAATATATGCGGTTATCAAGAGCTACTTCTTGTAGAGCAGAATAGACCTATATTAAAACAGAATACGAAAGATACTTCGCATTTCAGTTATAAGCGTATTAATCATTTTAGGGAATGGTGTAATCAAGTTCAGGGTAAAGAGAGTACAGATATTCCTGACGAAATATTTGAAAAGATTTTAACAGAAATAAAGAAAGAGAAGATAGTGGATACTAAAACAATCACTTATAATAAAATGCGGGATATTCTCAAACGGCTAAGGATAAATAAATATTATGAGCATATTAATTATATTATTAATAGAATTAACGGAATACCTACCCCGCAATTTAGCCAAGATCTGGAAGATAAATTATGTAATATGTTTAGAAATATTCAAGCACCATTTTTAAAACATTGCCCGAAAGATAGGAAAAACTTTTTGTCTTATAGCTATGTATTATATAAATTTTTTCAAATATTAGGATTGAATGAATATCTTAAATATTTCCCATTATTAAAAAGCAGAGAGAAACTATATGTACAAGATCAAATATGGAAGAAAATATGCTTAGAACTTAATTACGAAATAATACCTTCATTGTAATGGATCTCCTATTTAAATTCCGTTAGGGAAACCAACCATCCTGAAGCCTGCGCCTAAACCGACGCCTTGTCTTGCGCCAGCTGAAACTGCAGGGGATAGAAGATCAAGAACAGAGAATGTGCAAGCAGCAGTTAATGCGAGCATCCATATTTCACTCCAATCTAATTTATTATTAGGCAATATTAGCGCTACAAATGCAACTATAAGACCTTCAAATGCATATTTAAGAAGTCTTATTACGACATCCCAGAAATCTACAGAATATTCCATTTTATTATATACTATTATAATAATATAAAATATTTTTATACCTATACCTATACCTATACCTAAACCAATACCTAAATATATATATAATACATATAAATATATATAAGATTTATAATATATTATATTATTAGAAAAGATACTATAAAATGTCAGCAGAAGAAAGCACTAATGTTACAAGCGTTAAGGAGGTAGATTATCTGGATGAGGATAAACCTATTAGAGGGCAAAATTTTGTTTTGCTATCTTTCTTGAGCCCTGAAGATGTTCTTGTTAATAAGGAGGCTTATATGTTCAGCAAATTTATTACTAAATTTAGCGCTGATATGACTACGCTATTGGATGGTATTTCATCAAAATATAGTGATTCAAAAGATTTCGTTGAATCTATTAAAGAGACTAATGCATACATATTCAATCCTAAAGATATGAGCGAACAATATGGATTTTTCAAGTCTGTAAACAATCAAGATCTTGAAAGCTCTTATCATCGCGATAATAACTTTGTAACATCTATTAGAGGCATTAAAGTTCGTGGTGTATTTGATACCATTGAGGAAGCCAAAAACCGCAGCGAATTTGTTAAGAAACTTGATAATAAGTTCAATATTTATATTGCACAAGTTGGTTGCTGGTGTCCGTGGTCTCCTAATCCAGATTGCTTGGAAAATCAAGAATATGCAGAGACACAACTTAATACCCTTATGAAAGAGTATAAGAAGAATATGAATGACAAGGATGTTGTATTTGAAAACAGGAAAGCCTCACTATTTACAGCGGCGAATGCGGGAAATTCCACCATTATTGAGAACGAAGCGAACGAAGTAGTAGAGAAAGATACTAAGGATACTACTGAGGAGCTTCCTGTAGAAGCATCAAATAATGATCCAGATACTATTGAAATGACTGAGGTTCAAAAGAGTATTGAACAGGTTGATGCGTGGAGTTCACAAAAACTTGGTATTCAGTAAATAATTTAATATAAACATTAAATCCTATAATTTTTTCTTATTTCTTATTATTAAGAAATGAAAGCAATCGCAGTATTTTTATTATTCATAGGGTCTATAATGATTATTCAAGGATACTATAATAATAAATCTGTATGTAAAAAAGATAAGGTAATAGTTAAATATATACCAAGAAGTGTTTATGAGGAACAATTAAAACCCGAAGAAAGTCTTCAAACATTTTATAAAAGTATGTTTGAAGATATTTTATTACATTAAAGTTTTATTTTTATCCTTAATATTAGTAAATGGATATATTAAAAGATATTGAAAAAAACTTTCTAAAAATTAATATATATGACAAAAAGGCTGATAGTGCAAATTTAAATATAATAAAAAAACAGATTAGCGATTATTTTAAATTCAAGAGTGATGAAAACAATATAGTAATGTTAAAGAAGCAGAAATACGAAGACGATTATAAGAAAGCAAGGGAAATGAATAATTATAATTATGAATTATTTTTAGAGAGGAAGGATGAATTACATCAAATATTTAAAGAAACAAAAACATTAGCATCATTATATGAATATATAAATTATAAAAATGCTGATTACGCTGATATTCCTGATATATATACTTATGAACATATCAGCTTTGATGAACGCGAGGATCAAGCTGTAGATAAAGTACCTCAAAAGAAAAAGGATTCTCCTGATAAAAAACCTAAGAAGAAAAAGGATTCTGCAGATAAAAAACCTAAAAAGAAAAAGGATTCTGCTGAGAAAAAACCTAAGAAGAAAAAGGATTCTGCTGAGAAAAAACCTAAGAAGAAAATGGATTCTGCTGATAAGGCTGCTGTTGTAAAAGTAAAAGAATGTCCTGAAGGCAAAATACTAAACCCTATAACCAATAGATGTATTAAAGATGTTAATTATAAACCTAAGCCTAAATAAAAATTATAAAATAGATAATTAAATAGGATATTATGGTAAAAAATATTCAAGAAAATAAAACATTTAGAATAAACTGGTTTAGCTTCGTATTTGCTTTTATATTAGGGGTTATATATGTATATATTTCATCGCCTCCCATAAGAAATGTTATAAAATACCCGACGCCTTATAATGCGAATAAAATAGTATACAAAAACAATGACAATCAATGCTATAAATATAGCGCAGAAGAGGTTAAGTGTACAGCATCTTCCTTGACACAACCTATTATATAGGGTTATGATATGATATATTTGATTTACCTTAATATTTATTTTTTTTAAATTTTTATAAATTAGAATGAATAAAAAGGGGTTTGGAAAAGGGCTTGTAAAAGACCTTAAAGACCGCGGGGGATTAAGAGTTACAATAGACAGGCTGTTTTATGACGATACCGGGCAGATAATTGTGAGTGCCCTATTTGGTCTTGCGTTAGCCCTGTTATTTAGGCGTATATGCAAGGATAATTGTGTATTGTATTCAGCGCCTGATATTAAGGATATAGAAGGTAATGTATTTAATCTGGAAGATACTTGCTATAAGTATAAATCATATCCTGTTAAATGCAATCCTATAGATAAGCCATTAGAACCGTATGATATTAATAAAACACCCGATAATCTAATTAGTATCCCTGGATTTTTTGAAAAAACTTTTTTTAATTCTACATAATTACATAAAACATATTTGCGTAATATAAATTATATTGAAAATATTATCTATCAATAGATAGAATTATATAATGTCAACACCTATAAGTACATTACCATTGAAAACGCAACAATCAAATACTGGTGATGTTAATGATATTAATGATCCCATAGTCCAAGATGTTTTAAATGAGTTTCAAGAAGAATTAATGATTTCAAAACAACCTAAAACACCACAAATATCCCAGCAACAACAAATGCTTATGCAACAACAGCAACAGCAGCAACATCAGCAAATGCTTATGCAACAGCAACAACAGCAAATGCTACATCAACACCCGCCTATGCCTTCTCATCCTCCTAATGGCAACAATGGCAGTAATGGCAGTAATACTATAAATAAATATGACAGTATTTCATCGTATTTAGATACTGAAGTAGCAAAAAAAAGTTTGATATTAGTTATTATAGCAGTAATAATATATCATTCTGGTATTATTAATACACTATATGAGAAGATGCCTGAGTATCTACAAGATAATTTAAATACATTTGATATATATATTAAATCAATATCGCTATTTTCTATCATATATGTATTATCATTCTTTGAATATATCTAATTTCAATATATTGTTTTATCTATAAGTTCTATATTCCATAGAATTATTTGCATTATTGGCATTAATAGCGTTAACAGCGTTAACATTGTTAAAAGTGTTGACATTATTTTTAATAGTGCTTGAAAATATATTAAAATATTTAAGTATGAAAAAGACGCAAACGAAAAATGATGTGAATATTACAAATATTGTAATACCAAACAATAATGTATATGACAAGGCATCATAATTATTTTTATTAATTACAACAATAGAAACAATAACTATTGCATAGAATAGCATATATAGAGAAAATACTGATATAAACAAATTATGATTTTTATCGTTTGCATAGTAAGCCCATACTAATGACCCGTATACTACTAATGTAAGCATTGAATACCCTAAGATTGTGAAGATCTTTTCTACTATTTGGTCGTTCTCTGTATTTGAAACATAGTTTTCATACATTATTTAAATATTCTCTTAATAATAATCTATATTTTTTATTTAGATTATAATATATCATATGAAAGGCTTCCTAAATATATATTGTTAGTATCATAACCGCGGATATGTATGTTTTTCGTATCTAATCCCTGAGAACCATATACTTCCTCATTATATATACCTTTATCAACTCCATGCGTTTCCTTATTATATTCTAATGGGTTCACAATATTAGTTTGTGCAGCCAGAAGATTTTCTTCAGTTATATAAGGTACAAGAGAATTGCCAGTATTATTTGTTGCCTGGCTTGGTATTGATATCTTTTTGTCTGCATTAATGTTCGCCATATTAATTACACATTTTTCACAGGTTTCGTTAGACTTGCTCCCGTGGCTATGTTTGTGTTGTTTGTGTTCTTTGCTTTGTTCTTTAGGGGGTTCGCTATCGCTGCTATTGCCGCTATTGCTGCTATCGCCTTCTTTCTTATTCTCTTTTTTATTCTTGAGTTCGCTTGTATATACTCTAAAATATAGTAATAATAGACATATTGACAATATAAATCCAAAAATATTATCAATAAATAATAGGAAAACCATACAAGTTAATGCTAAATAAAATTGTATCATTGAGTCTTTGAAAAGGGGTTTAAACGGGATATCTTTGATAATTAATATAATAACTAATAATATCACTGCTAAAAGTCTTAAAGAATTGATAATCATTATTATTTTTTAATACTTATCTTCTACTATAATCCATATAAAAAAATGACACATATATATATATGTATTTTAAGTATTATTAGCAATAATAATGTATTCAATCTTATCCAAAAATGGTTATGGAATTTTAAAATCTGCATTAGATGAAAAGAAACTTGAAAATATTAGGAAGGATTTAACTATGATTCCCAAAGTTAATTTTGATATGGGTGTATCAAAAAATACTTTGTCAGCCGAAGAATTAACTTTTCAGTTATATAGTGAGAATGAAAAAAGAATATATATTCCGCGATTTTATGGGTTGCAAAAGTATGGCGCTCCTTCATTATGTAAATTAACAAGTGGCGAAGATATAAATGTTGAATTTATTGGATCACTAAGAGAAACGCAGCAAGAACCCATTGAAAACTTTCTAAAAGCCGCGCGCGATCCTCTTAAAATGGGAGGTATCATATCTGTTCCCTGTGGATTTGGTAAAACTATTATGAGTCTATATATTGCTTGTAGCTTGAAAAAGAAAACTATGTTTATAAGCCACAAAGATTTTCTTAACCAACAATTTATAGATACAATTGAGCAGTTTGCGCCTGGGGCAAAGGTTGGAATAATTAAGCAGAAGAAAGTTGATGTTGCCGGAAAAGACTTTATAATTGCTTCGCTACAATCTCTTGCAATGCGCGACTATGACATTGGAATATTTGATGATATTGGTTTTGTAATAATTGATGAAGTACATCATACAGGTGCACAAGTATTTTGCAAAGCATTTAGGAAATTAAATAATCCAGTAATACTTGGATTATCAGCGACATTGAACAGGAAAGATGGAATGCGGCGTGTATTTGAATATTATATTGGGAAATCAGTATATACTTTAAAAAACAAGGAATTTTGTGATGTTAATGTACAGGTTCATAAATACTTTGAAACACATATTGATTATTCCACTGTAAAACTTATGTGGAACGGAAAAGAGAATGGCGCGGGAATGATTAATAATGTATGCTCTTTTATACCGAGGACAGAATATATAATTTTCCTATTAAAAAATATTCTAAGCAAAGAACCTGATAGGCGCGTGCTTATTTTAAGCGAACGCCGTAATCAATTAAAGGATATTGAGAGATATATTATTGATTGCAATATAGCAAATGGTAGCTATGGATTTTATGTAGGTGGTATGAAACAAGTTGATCTTGCGATCTCTGCAGAAAAGCAAATAATTCTTGCGACATATCAGCTTGCCAGCGAGGGGTTCAATGTGCCTTCTTTAAATACAGTAATATTTGCAAGCCCAATATCAGATATCCAACAATCTATTGGGCGTATTCTAAGAGAAGTTCCTGAAAAACGAAAATATACTCCGTTATGTATTGATATCCTTGATGACTTTTCAATATTCAAAAGAAAAGGAGCAGCGAGACAAAAATTCTATAATACCAATAAATACAAGGTATCATTTTATATTGATAATGAAAAGATTGAATGTGAAGAGAATAATGTGAATGCAGCGGATGCAGCGGATGATGACGCTAATGACACAGATAATACTAAAAAGAAAGCAATGTTTATTGAAGAAGATGATTGATAATGATTGATATATATATTAATATATTATATTATAGTAAAAGAATTAAATATTTATTATGAAATATGAAGGATATTATTATCTTCTATTTTTTGTATTTGTAGGGATATTATTAATCGTATTTTATTACAATATGCTACAGCAGCAACAGCAGCAAAAACTTCAACATTCACAAAATCTACAACAATATCATCTTCATCAACATAAAGCTATGACATCAAAGCCTACAAAATATACTAATGCAGATGATGATCATATCAAATTATACAAAGATGATAGCATATATAAAAAAACAAATAATATAAACAATTACACATATAATATAGAGAATGTTGATATTCTCAAAGGTAATACAAGCAATAGCGATAATAGATTAGGAAGTCAAAATCATCGCTTATATGATCCTGAGTTAGACGAAGTATATAACACAACTTTAAGAGGAACTGCTAATGATCCTAATGAAACTATAGAAATATATAACTATAGCGTGAAACCTAACAAAACTGATTTACCTATTGTAAATGCTCCATTGCATTTACTGCAAACTGATGCACCACTAAGATTATCTGAGAAAAGGCATTCTATGTAAAGCTTACACAAGCTTTGCAAGCTTCTTTAGCTTCTAATTAGCCGAAGATAATAATTATAATTAGAGATAATTTCTTCTTCTATCGCAGGGCATACATTATTATATTTAGCAAATGCATCAAAGCTTCTCATAAAACTATTTATTTGTTTTTCAGTACTCACATTATATTCATATGTGAGTGGGTTCATATTGAAATAGCAATTGTAATGCTCTGGCTTAGAAATTCTTAAATTTTTCCAATTGCGATCGCAATTAATACACCAGTGTCTAAGCACTACTTCTTCACCTTCTTCGTTTTCACTATCAGTATCATAATTAGGAACTAATTGTCCAGTTTCTATGCCAATATTATCATAATAAATGGAATTTTTTGTATTCACCATCATCACTGACATATCGTAAAACTTCTTAAGACTTTTATTTTTCTCCAATTCCTCAAAAGGCATTACAATATCATTAACATACTTATTCCTATAAGAATGAGGGTCAACCTTCTCAATATATATATTCTTATCTTTCTTACTAAATAAGATAATGAATGGCGACCTGTTATGATGAAAATGATATGCTGACAATTCAATATCTCCAGTGTTATGCTCTACGAATTCTTCAGCGAAGGTAGCAGCGGTAGCAGCGGTAGCAGCAGACATTTTAGTATCAGATGTTTTGGATGAAATTTGCTGAAAGTTTTTACTTTTGAAGACTTTAAGTTCTCTGGGTGTATCTTGTAGCAGAAGAAGAAGACAAGACGGCAAACAGCAGTTGGCGCGTAATTATATTTTTAAAATTATGTAGTCATTTTTTATTTATTATTAAATATTTTATAACAAATGTATTCTAATGGATACTTAAAATACTTTCATTCTAATTGTGGACTAACGCATTTATTATTTACATCGTAAATCAACTCCTCTATATATCTGTGATTTATATGAAAATTCAAAATATCAATTAAAAATTCACGCTCTTTCAGTTTAGTACTTGATAAATGTAGTAATCCACCATTCTGCATCTCTATAAACTCTATCTTGGTGTATAATACTCGTTTTATATAATTATATAATTCTAATATATAATATAGTAGCTCAGCTAAACAACTAAAATTGTCATGCTTCTCCAAAATAAATCCATTGCTATTTATTTTTACATTACAATCAAGAATATTCATATTGATAAAATATTTGTCATTTAATATTTCATAATATTTATTGCAATTCTTATACAATTCCTCAATAAAAAAATTAAATATTCCTATATTATTTGCAAGAATATCCAATGATCTCGTATAATATGATTTGTAATATAAAGAGCTATTGTAAAAATGTTCTAATTCATATTCTATATTATAACTGCAATACTTGGCATCAATAATATAATCCGAGTATTTTGCCTCTATATTACCACCATATATATCTGTAATAAAATCATAATAATTTAAATTGTCTATATACGGATTCTTAGTTATACTTAGCAATTTATCAAAGTAGCGCGTATTAACATATTTGACATTTGCTTTCATATCACGAAGGATAGATTTATATAAAAATTTATATATATGTGATATAATATCCTCTGGTAATATATCTAAATACGAAGGCATTTTATAATATATATTAATGATTATTTATATAATGCAAAATAAAAAATATACATAATATACAATTTTGTTATGTAGAAAGACAGATCTTCTATGCTTTTAACAATCCACGAAGTTGGAGTATTTTTTTTGCCCTTCTGTGCTGACAATATTTTCATATAATATACGGAATATATCCAGATTCATCCCCTTTTTATTATTAAACTCTAAGAGATTAACAATATTTTTATTGTCTTCTTGGGTGGCAGATATTTCATCAATCTCTTCTCCAACCATCTTGATATTGTATTCAAGCATTAGATTTGTATAATCTGTAAATATTCCTTTGAAAATCCTTGCCTGTTCGTATCCATAGCGAATATTTAATACTTCATAAAATTTTAGAATATCCATTGTATTTGAAACATTCATATTTCTCAAATCATTTGGATTAATATTATAGTAGTAGTAATATTTACCTGTTTCAACCTTTTTAATCTTCGTAGAAAAGTCTTCAATGAAATATGCACTATCTATAAACCAATCCCTCTTCTCTTTGTAGATGGTCTTGTTGTATTCTCCTGAAGAATAATAATCCAGTGTCTTCGTTTCTATGATTTTGTGCTTATTTTTTGTAAGAACGAGGGATAACTCATAATACATCTTCAAATAAGTATGTTTCATAAGCTCTTCAAATGGAATAATTATTGCACCAACACTTTTTATGTCAATATAAATCAAGTCGCCAAACTTAATAAACAGAAAATATTTGAGATATATAATATTTCCATTGCTTTTGGGATTTAGTCCTGCATCAAAAACACCAGAAAACTCCATATCCTTGATATAATGATAGATGTATTGAAGCATTTTTTGATGGTCTTTTTAGCTGTCTGTAGCTGCGCGCGTATGTTCTTTTGAACAACTGAAGTTTTACTTGGTATATCAACGATGATACGCAATACAACAAGTGAGTGAATTTGTCTTTAATAATATTTAAAGTATTAATTAATCATTTTTTAAATAGATTATAAAAAAATAGAACAAATATATTATACATTTAGAAACTTATATTATATAGTTAATATCTTAGCAATAACGATATCCTTATTGTTATCTAAATTTGCTAAATAAGGAGCATATTTCTTGCTATTGTTTTCACAAATAAGATGATTGTATATAATAAATAATATATCTATATTCATACCTTCTTTTTCATTAAATGCAATAAGTTTAATGATATTTAGCTTATCCTCTTGAATTGCTGAGATTTCATCAAGTTCTTTTTCTATCAAGTCTGCGGTATAGTCAATAGCAAGTTTGGTGTAATTGATTAAACTTTTTTTAAAATAGTAAATTTGTTCATATCCTAAAAATGTTTTGTTAAATCTATCAATATGTGATTTAGTTGAAATCTCCATATTTCTTAAATCATTTGGATTTATATTGTAATAGCATGAATACTTATCCTTTTGAATCTCTTTACAATTTATTGCAAAGTTTTCAACAAAATATGCACAATCTATAAACCAACTTCGTTTTTCTGTATATACAAAATCATAATGACAATATTCTCTATTATTTATTTTTTCAATAACAATATTTTTATTTTCAATAAGAAGAAGAGACAAGTCATAATACATCTTTAAGAGCTTGTTTTTCCTAAATTCTTCAAATGGCATAATGACATCTCCAATGCTTTTAATATCAATATATATATTGTTATCAAACTTAATAAATAAGAAATATTTTATAAATATAATCCGTCCATGAGCAATATCAAATAATCCAGAAAACTCCATATCAGGGAAATGGTGATATTCATTGGTAGTCATTGTATTTTGAATACTTTTTGTATTAAAACGCTTGATCAGTTTTTGTATTTTTATAAATATAAGAAAAATAAAAAATATAACATATAAGATATAACATATAACATTATATTGCGGTAGTTTAATAAGATATTATCTGTGCGATAGCGACATCTTTGTCATTATCTAAATTTGCTAAATAAGGAGCAAACTTTTTAGTGTTGTTTTGACTTACAAGGTTATTATAGATGACTTGAAATATATCGCTATTCATATCCTTTTTATCATTAAATGTAATCAATTTAATAATATTTATCTTGTCATCTTCAACCGCAGATAATTCATCAAGTTCCTTTTCCATCAAAGTTGCATTATATTCTATAGCAAGATTAGTATACTTAATACTTTGTCTTTCAAAGCTGATATATTCATATCCAAAGCGCTTTTTAAAATTATAATTAAACTGTTCAATTTCTTGAGCTGTATGAACCCACTTACGATCACCAGTATTATCATCTAACCACATATAATTAGAATCTATCAATAAATATGGATCTATCTCATAATAGCTATATTGTTTGTCCGTTTTAACAACATTATTCAAAATATATGCACAATCTATATAACAATTTCGCGGGTTCTTATATAGACCCGTGATTTCTTCATCCCAAAAACAACCTTCATCGCATAATTTTTCAACAAACCTATTTTTATCTTTTACAAGCAATAGAGACAATTCATAGTACATCTTCAAAAGCTTGTTTTTTAAGAATTCTTCAAAGGACATAGTTATGCTACCAACATTTTTAACATCAATATAGATGTATTTTTCATTTTTAATCTTGTATTTGATGAAAAGGAAATATTTGAGATATATAATCCTATCTCCCAGGTTATTTGTTGTAAGATCAAAGAATGCAGAGAACTCCATACTGGGAATATAATTATGATTTTCGCTATACTTGCGAGATTCATGCGACTGATTAACAGACATATTGATTTATTGTAAGCAAATGTAGAAAAGTTTACAAAGCAGTTTAAGAATATATCAAAAGTTTTGTAGATACAAGCTGATCCCCTGTATATGATTTTGATATAGTTTTAAAGTATCTATCATCAATTTTTAAATATATTTTTTAAAATTATAACATATATAAGAAAAATTAAAAATTTACTTAAATGTTATAGCAGTTAATGATAATAACAAATGATTCCTACTATTACACCAGTCGTAGCTATTACTTGCTATTTAGCATATCCCAAGCATCTTCGCATAAACCCTAAATTATTATACAATGTGTCAGTTATTCACAATGCATTTTTAGTAATGTTTAGCGCGTGGACTTTTGGATCGCTCACTAACATCTTGTATAATGAGGGAATTATATTCAAATCAAATTATTATTTTCAAAACCGTCAATTTGATACTATTATTTATTGGTTCTATATTTCAAAATATTACGAGTTTGCAGATACATTCTTATTGTATCTTAATGGTAAAACGCCAATATTCCTTCAAAAATACCATCATATTGGAGCAGTTATAAGCTGGCATTTAATGTATCAATACAAAGTTGATATGGTATGGATGGCATCTCTCTTAAATAGCGGAGTGCATACCGTAATGTATTCTTATTATCTTGGTTGTCTATTAAAAATAAACCAAGTAAGGCTCATTAAAAAATATATAACATCTATGCAATTATGCCAGTTCTTTATTCTGTATTCCAATTTCTATCTATACCGTCCTCCTATAGAAACATGGTTTAATTACGGCATTATTACTTTCTTCGCTGCATATGGTGTTGGTATTATTGGTCTTTTTGGTAGGTTTTATTATGATTCCTATATACTTAAGGAAAAAATGATAACATAATATAGAGAATTATGAGAATATTTTATGTATTAAGAACACAAACAGGTAAGACCACTGACTTCAATAAAGAATACGCATTGTGGACTTCACAGACTTCACACTCCTCTTTCAATTACAAAGAAATAAACTATGACTTCTCAAAATCAAACAAAGGATTGTAGTAATAAAAAAACAGATAAACCAGAACCCAAAAAACCATTTAATAGCAATGTTTGTTTTCTATGCGGTAAGATGGGGCATTATGGATCGCAAACATCTTGCTATGCAGCAAAACAAGTAAGAAAAACATATTTTAACTAAAATATAAAATATCAATATGTTCTAATTTTATTTTTATTATTAAAAAACTGATCAATTTTTTTAAATTATATAAGCAGAGATATACCCGTTTGTTGCAACTCCAGCAGATAAACCAGGTATATATAGCGAACCGCAAGCAAACAGCCAGCCTTCGCAAACCACTCGCAAGCAACAGCTAACAATCGCAAGAATGAACAGAACTATCATTGAGGGACGCAAGAATGCTTATCACACAATTGCAGAAGTTGAATTTACAGGTGTTTATGAGAGGATAGTTAATATTGAAACCAATGATTTCCTCGGCTCTGTAAGCAACGACTATCACCTTTTCATCAAATTTGGCAACAAAGTCTATATGGATGTTAAGGGGGTTGGAGAAATAGTAATGTCTTTCGCTGATCTTCAGCAGAATAAGTATTGGAAGTATTATTACGATCTATCGCTTCTGCTCACAGCTGATAAGAATATGGTTGTTGAATCTCTTCATAGAAAATATACCAGCTGGTATATTGATACTGGCCACTATATTGACGAACTAATATATGATCAAGAGAGATTTTGGTCTATTGATACTAATTATATTGAGTATGATTTCAATGCAAATGCTAAAAAAATACGCAACAATAACCAAGGTATCTGCTTTTACAATATTAATCCTTATGATTTGGTGAATATGGAGTGTTCAACTCAAGAAGACTTGAATACCTTTAGAAATATGTATATGATGAGAACTGAAATAACAAATATGGAGTTTGAGAACAAGAGAATGATATACAGCGAAATAGATATTGATCTCACAATTGCTTATATTGACGAGGAACTTAACGAAATAAGGGAGTTCTTTGAAGACAAAAAGAACCTCATTAATCTTGTTGCGTTTAATAAGAAGAAAGAAATAGACAGCGATTTACTAATGATTGTTTATAATAACATTGTAAGTAGCGAAGGAAAAAATAAGTATTCTAAATATATAGAAGATTTCTGTAATACTGAGATGACATATAAGAGCAGCGCTGATGCTATAGCGCAAATATTAATGGCTTAGAGCTGATGAATGTATGGTATTAAGGTATGTGTTATATATTTTTATTTATTTTAACATTTGTTCTAATTTTATTTTTATTAGTAAAAAAGTGATTATAATAAGTCTAATATATATAGACAGATATATACCCTTTTGTCTGCAGATAAACCAGGTATAACGAAACCCATAAAAATAACATTAAGCAAATAATAACAAGCAATCACGATGAATAGCACTACAAGGGGAAACAGCTTATACACTTATCATACTATCACAAATGCTGAGTTCACAGGAGTTATTGATAAATACAAAGTATATGGGTATGTTGGTAATCGCGAAACACCTGAAACTTTCACCGAATGTGTTAGTTCTATGTATGATTACCATATATTCATTAAATATGGCAACAAGATCTATATGGATATCAAGAATGTTGGTGAGATTGTTATTACTTTTGCCGAGCTACAGCAGAATAAGTATTGGAAACATTACTATGACTTATCGCTTATGCTGTCAAATGACAAGCATTTTGTAGTCCAAGACCTTCAATATAATAGCAACTATTACGACTCATATATATATGAAGGAAAGAGGTATTGGTCGTGTAATACAGCATATATTGAAGGGGGATGTGATACTAAAACAAAAAAAATAGTTGAAAATCAGTATAACTGCTATTATAGGATTAACCCTTATGATTTAGAAAAAATGAATTACTCTTCGCAAAAAGATTTGATTATCTTCAAAAATAGGTATAATCAAAGATATGAGGTTAGAGCCAAATTATTTGAAAAAAGAAGTATTTATTACAACAACATTGCTATTGACTATCAAGCATCTTTGATGGAAACCGAGCTTAATGAGCTTTCAGCAATATTTGAAGATAAAAAGAATGTTATTAATCTTGCTATACTTAATGATAAAGAGGGTATGAATGGTGATATATTGATGATTATCTATAATAATCTTGTCAATGCTGATGGAAATAAAAAGTATGAACATCTTATAAATGAATTAGGAACACGCAATAGGTTAGAAAGCATTGCCAGGATAATGGCAGCGTAATGCAGATATGTAATATTTGTAATATATCTATATTTTTATTTTTAGTATTATCAAGATAATCTTGATAAATGTATGCTAATTTTAGTTTAATTAAAAAATGATTAAATTGCTTTTAAAAATATTAATCAAGCTATCAAAAATAAAATGAACAGTATTATTGATGTTTGTGGCAAGCACGCATTATTTCACACAGTAAAAAATGCAGAGTTTACAGGTGTTTATGAAAAGTTGGCTTATAATCAAGCTGATAACCAAAATGGCTTTATTTGCAACTATCACTTTTTCATTAGATATGGAGATAAGATCTATATGGATGTTAAGGATATTGGAGATATTGTTATTACATTTGCAGAACTTCAGCAGAATATATATTGGAAGTATTATTATAACCTATCTCTTATGCTTACAAATTATAAGGACAAAAATTTAGTTATTCAATATCACAAGTATGGTAGTGAATATCTTAGTGAACAGATATATAACGAACCAAGATTCTGGTCATTTAATACAGCCTATATAGAGACCAGGATAAGTTCAAATGATACATATGTAAAGAATTACGGAAATATCTGCTATTACAAAATAAACCCTTATGATTTGGTTAATATGGATTATACATCGCAGAAAGATCTTGAAATCTTTAAGAGAAACTACATAACAATAATGCCTGAAATAAAAGTGTTTGATATTGTTATTGATTATAATACGAGCATTATAAAGAAGGATATTGATGAAATGGAAAAAGAACTTAATGAACTCTCTGTAATATTTGAGGATAAAAAGAATGCAGTTAATCTTGCTACACTTAATGATAAAGAGGGTATGAATGGAGATATACTGATGATTATCTATAATAATCTTGTAAGCGCAGATGGAAATAAAAAGTATGAACATCTTATAAATGAATTAGGAACATACAATCAATTAGAAAGCATTGCCAGGATAATTGCAGCTTAAGTTGTATAAATTGCTAATATATATATATCAATATTATATTAAACATTTGGACATTTAAAATGCCGATTTTAGTCTTTGTAATTCTTGTATTTTCTTACATTATTTTTTTAATATATTTGGGTTGTCTATTATATGTTCCGTTTAATATTTATAGTTTTTTTATACTTACAAAGATTTAAGATGTGTTTTGTAAATCAACCAATAAAGAATATGCTAAACATAATCCGTGACCAAATGCTTCGTTAGTGTCTTGTAATAATAATTCCAATTTTGCAATAGACATATAACAAATATTATTTTCATCACAATCTTTTCCATATTCCCCTTTTTTATTTTTTGCAGGAACATCAACCTCGCATATCATAATATTTTCTCCATTTTTTAATTTATTTAATAAATTTTTATATTCTTGTAAATTTTTAATCAATCTTATATATTCTTTTACATATATTTCTTTTCGCATAGAGATATAATTTAACCTACTCTCATTTCCTTCTTTATCTATACATAATCCAAATTGAGTATTTTTTCTTCTGTGTATTTTATTAGGATATCTAATTGGATTTTTACATTCCCATAAACTATTCCTCCAGCGATAATACAAGTCATAATTAATTGATCCATTTTGTAAAATTACATCCCCTGATGGTAATTGTGGCTCAAACTTCCACCATAAGTACTTTGGATTATTCTTAAAATATTGCGATGGATATACCTCATTTTCATAGACGATATCATACACTTTACATCCCTGATAAAAGTTTTCAAATAATATTCCTCCTGAATTAAGACAACATTCTTCACCATCGGTTTTTAACAAATAAGGACATAAATTTTTCCATTTAGAATTATTCCACTTTAATACATTAACAGTTTC